AACCGCCTGTTGCTGGACAAGATAATCTAATAGAGACAAAGGCAGGCGGTTCTATATCTACTGGGAAAACTTATACAGCTAATCCTTCATCAGAACCAGTGGAAAACAAGTTCGCTAAGGTTGCCATAGCGAGTGAACTGGATAAGTGGCAAGGTATCGCTGTTCGTGCGTTGAAGAAAGGTTGGGAACAAAAGAAATTCAAGAAAAGATTTCAACGCCATCCTCTCTATCGTGTTTAGCTTTCCTTTCCTCCTCCCGCCGTGCCTTAATCTCCGCGGAAAGCTGTTGATAGAGCGCAACGCCTGTAGGGCCATCGTCCTCTTCTATGCTGGGATCAATAGGGACTGATGTGGGTGAAAATCCAGGGGGCGTACTAAGCTGTATGAACTGCAGGCGATCGGCGCTCCACACTCCTGCGGGAGCTGGCTGGTTAGAAAAAAAGAAGACGTGGGGGACTTTAAAACGTTTAAGGCAGCTCTCGTATTTAGGACTGAAGATCGATCCATTTTTAAAGGCTTCCGCCGCTTTATAGAGATCAAGAAGCAGTTCAAGCTTTTCAGCACGAGGGATGTCAAAGATCACAATTGGTTGAGAATTGTAACCATGTGCAATGTCTTGAAATCTACCACTTAATTCAATTGCATTGTATTCTGAGCAAAGGTGAGTGGTAAGGCGACTCTTACCCATACCACCTTTGTCGTCGTAGATCCACCAAATCCAACGGTTATGCGCGGGTTTCTGTACAACTCTGATAATCGCCTCCTGCCATATACGCGGTATAAAATCTGAATCTGCAAGCGTGGGTTGGAGGATATTTGCAAGACGCTCAATACCACCCGCAAATCGCATAAAATGCCCTGGGAAACTCTCGGCGATGATCTTACGACCCTCGATCGGACCATTCTTCTTTAAAATGTCACGAATTTCAAAAAAGTCGTTACGTTTACCTTGCTCTGAAAGGCGTGCCTGTGATCCAATTTCCCACGCCTTTGAAATCAGATCGTCGCTATCTACCTTATCCTTTGCATTACGAATGTTAGTAATGTATGTGTCTCGGTCCTTGATTTGTACTGGTGTGAGGGCTACTTTAGTTCCAAGCCACGCCGTGATTTGCCCAACCGAAATCTGCGATCGAAATTCAGCGTAGCCACGAAAAACTACTAACGTCTCTGCTCCGTATGCTTGCGCTGAAACGTACCCGCACGCATAAGTATTGTGAAAGAGTTCAGGACACGGATCAGGAGTCCAGTCGGCTGCTTTACTCAGGTCATCTCCATAGGAATCCGGATCTAATGGAATATTAAACGCATACGCCCGAGACTTTTGTACAGCCTTGTCAGACTCGGATCGGCTGAGACTGCGAACACTCATAATTGAAACTGAGCGTTTTTGAAAAAAATAATTAAAAATGGCCGGGCGATGGGAAGGCGGAAAGGTTCATACATGGGCTGAAGAGCAACGTATTATGGAGCAGGGCTTACTAGATGGTTATAAGGAGGATCTACAAACCTTACTTTCCAGTCCACTTCCTACTGATCCGGCTAAGGTAGTCGAGCGCGCTAAGAAGACTGCTGATCTGCTTCAACTCATCACAGATACACAGAGTCTACATGAAATGAGTCAGACTGATGTCATCAAAATTTTACACGAGTCTTTTTTTTCTATCGCCTATAAGCAAGGACTTGAGGAAGGCCGGCGCCAAGTTCAGCAAATCAATACAAAGTGCGAAGTCTGTGCCGAGCGTCGTAGACGTAATCGGGAGGCCGCCGCTGCAGCGCGTAAGCGCCAGAGGGGTGAGGACGAGGAAGAGTCGGGCGACGATTAGGTCGGTTTCAAACAAATAAAAAAGTGTGATCACACGAGTCTACACAGAAAAAAGGCGTCATACTACGTAGATGGCGCACGTTCTACCCCCTAAGAAGGAATGGAAGAAGATCATCCAGTTTCAGCCTGCAAAGAAGGGTGATACTACGGGCCTAGTAAACATCCTTGGCGGTGTGAACTCCATCGAGCTTATTAGCAAGGGCCAGATGCCAGTCGAGTGCTATCCAGTTACAATGCCTCTGGAATGCACTACGGTGGCGGAGGTAATGAGCAAGGGACGTGGAAACCTTTCCTTTGCAATCAAGATGACCCCGACGATTTGGGAGTCAATGCATGGCCTTGATCTCGAGCTTCAGGAGCATGCAATCGATAATGCTGACAAGCTTTTCTCCACCAAGGACGCCGAGTTCATTCGCAAGGATCGGACTGCCATTGCTCTGAAGCACCCTAAGCCTCTCGCGCGATACAATGCGGATGGTACGCCTAACTTTTCCACGCTGCTTCGTTTTCGCATTGCCGGGCGTGGCGCTGAGGTCGAGTCCTTTGACCTGAAGGAGACTCAGCAGGGCTCATACACGTCCAATGTTGTCTACAAGGACCAGACTGAGACGCTGCCTCCCAACTCAACACGCTTTGTGATTGTTACTGGCACAACTGCCTCTGGCTCCAAGACAGTCGCCACCCTGCTTCGCCGCCGCGGTGTACTTGCTGCAGGAGAGCCAAAGATGCGCTACGTCGGGCCTGGCGATCTGCGCGCGGGTCTTATCCACAGCCTCAAGTTTACTGTGAGCCATTTCGCACTTGTGAACGGCGCCATGTCGTGCTGCCTACGCGCTCGCGAGATCATCTTTGAGAACATTGAGCCCACTGCGCTCCTTCCTGAGGGATTCGTGATTGCAAATGACACCGAAGAGCCGCTTCCTGCGCCCCGTGCTGTGCTACCAACCCCAGAGGCCGCGCGCCGCGACGACGCTCCTCCTCCTGCGCCCAAGAGGTCCAAGTTTGTTCGCTCAGAGACGTCTGCCTTCTCGGCCGTCTCAAAGGCCATCGACGAGTCTGCGCCCCGCCGCATTCTGTGTCAGGGCTGCCGCGACGATGCACCCGACCAGCGGTCGCACATGATGCCCGGGGGCTGCCTTCACGAGCTCACTGCTGAGCATTCCGAGTAAAACAACTAAACTCATGAAATCAGCCCATATAAACACATAGTAACGTGATGTAGTGTGAAAATAAGCTTACAATGCTTTCGATCGCTTCAGGAAAGCTTAAAAAAGGATCTAACCAGACTGCGCTTGCGGTAATTTACGGTGCTGGATCTCGTGATGGCGACGTGCTTGTCTTGGACCCTGATGCCGAGTCAAAGGGGCCTATAGCACTGAATAAAGGAGAAAAGTTTGCCCTTGAACCTACTCATGATCCAAAAGGTCGAGATGTGATTATGGTTGGTGGAAAGAGTGGCAGCGGTAAGTCCTATATAGCTCGCAACTTTATTAAGCGCTACGAACGTCTCTTCCCTAGACGTCCTATTCGTCTTGTTTCCTACTTGAAGGAGGACACAACCATTGATGATGCAAAGGGGGCTGAACGTATTGATCCTGAACAGTGGGTCGAAAGCCCACCAGAACTTGACTACTTTGAGGAAAGTCTTTTGGTGCTCGACGACATTGAAGGGTTTGAGCGATCAAATAAGGACGTGTTTCATGCAATTCAAAGGGTTGTTGACATGATCGCAACAACGGGGCGCCACGCAGCCGCTTCGATTCTAAATTGTTCTCATCTCCTCACGGATTATAAGCGAACGCGCCTTTGGTTAGGCGAGAGTAACCAGTTTTGCATCTTTCCAAACGGCGCTAGTCTTAAACAGCTGAACACACTTCTTGGGTCCTATGCTGGCGCAGATGGCCGTGAAATCAAAAAAATGCGGTACCTTCCTTCACGATGGGTATGCCTACGGACATCGTTTCCCCCCATTGTGATCCACGAAACTGGCGCCTATCTGTTACACGAGGACCGTAACGAACGCGAGGAACGTGTGTCAAAGAAACGAAAGCCGAGTGGTCTTTTTAAGGAGCCAAGTTCAAAGAAGACGGAAGGAGAGGGTGAAAAGGAGTCTAGTTCAGAAAGTGATATTGGAAGTTAAACACTATTCCTTAGGTATGTTAGGAGAGGAAACCGGGACCCGTTGGATCCTACGGTGGCGTCGTCGCGGACGGATCCAGGTTGTGTCGCCAAGTTCGTCTTCGAGGTTACTATCGTCCGGGTGTGGAGAGCCAGGAATGTACGATGAGTCAGTTGATGTATCACTGAGCTCATAAAGTGCCTCGTTCAAAGGATCGTTTGGGCTTGGGAAGTTTTGAGAAAGCGACTCGTAGTTTGTGTGAGAACAGGGTAGGTGTTCACTGCACACTTGTGCGATAGGGTATGGAAGGCGATCATCATCACGAAGAAGAGCTTCGTATCGCTCACTATCTGATGGACCAATGCTACTAAAGCAAACCTTTGTGAACTCTGCAGCAAGAATGAGTAGAATGCAGACAACAATTGAAACAAACAGTGATGTTGTATAATCAAAGACTGATGATGTGAACATATCAAAATTCATGGTAGAGTATCAGCTTGTCGTCAGTCGACATGGGGTTAAATCCTTATTTTAACGAGAGTCACTCGAACCTCGACTATCACGAGGTTCAAGCGCGCATCGACAATAACAGTAATGTGTACGAACGATGCACTGCGCATTGGTATGCACTTGCCAATGCGCGCAGCATAGGAAAACCAAACACATACGCTGCTCAGGCTGAGATTTTTAAGACGTCTCGTCCTGGGCAGCTTTCTCTTCCGTCTTACGTTGATCCGCTGGCCCACAAGTGGACAAATACCCACTACACGAACCAGGCTATCGTAGGCTCTGATAACGTTGAAGGTACCGTTCTCAACTACGAGAACTGGCATCAGGGTGTAGGACTCAACAGTATTGCGGATGAACGTTACATTGCATCAATGCGCGGCGTTCAGCAGAGCGCCCGCATTGAAAATCTTAAAGCTCTACAACTAGGTGAAAAGGTTCCTGACATGCGTAGGCTTCAGAATGTTAGAACTGGTGCAGCTATTATCAGCACAGTCCAGAAACTCCGTCGTGAATTGGAGGATCCTAACTATCTTCCAGAAGATGGCCAGAAACCGACTCCTCAACAGGAGGAAAATATTGAGACGTTCAACAATACAGTTGGCATGGTTGCGCAGGCATATGCCGGCTTTTCTTATGGTGACATTAGGGACGCCGAGGCCGTTCAATCTGAAGTCAACAATTTCCTTAGGATTAATCAGCGCAGTAAAAAGAACCTTCGATCTGTTGGGTCATCACTTAATTCCTTACTTCAGATTGTGAAGTCCCGTCCAATCGGTGCTCTTCCCCTTGATCCTTCAATGAGGCCCATTGATGATGGGTCAACTCTTTCAAAGACTGGTAATGTCCAGGCTCCTGGGCCGGGTGTACCTGAAGCTGCGGCGCCAGCGGAGTCTGCAGCAGCTCCAGCACCAGCAGCGCCAGCGGAGTCTGCAGCAGCGCCAGTGGATGATGCACCGTCAGCGGCCCCGTCAGATGCTGCTGTTGCGCCACCTGAAGCTACAACTGCTACGCCACCTCTACCACCATCGCCAGTCGCCGCAAAGCCTGAACGTCAGCTTGGTGATATTCTCCACCTCAGCCCGGATGAGATTCAGCACCTTCCCGTTGCTGAGTTTGACGCAACAATTAACGAACTTAGGGCCATGGATGCTAGTCAGTTTGAGTCGTTCTGTATTCGATATGATCAACTCAAGTCAGAGAATGCTTTGGCACGAAAATTACTTCTTGACAATTTCTACAAGCCATTTTTCCTTTTGCGGGCGAAGAGGAAGAATGAACGGGACCGTAACTACTTCTTTCCTGGTGCTGATTATCATGGCGAAACCTGGATGGGTCGTGCGGACGAGCCCATTGTGAAACGGATTGAGCAACGCCATCGCTTGAATGGTGGTATGCCTCCACGACGCAAGTCACAGTTGCAGCTTACAGTGCATCCTGCTCCTGCAACAGATGTTCCTGGTGCGCCTGGAACTATTGTTCCTGCTGCTCCTGCTGCTGCGCCAAGTGCACCAACACAACCTGTGATGACTGATGCCAATGTTCAAGCGATCGCCGACGCCGTTTCGAGGGCCCACGTAAAGATGTCAAAGTCTTCTATTCAAGCCTTTGCTGAGGCCACAAAGGCAACTATTGAGGCGCGTCTTAAGCAAGCCAGTCGTCAGCCAAGGACAACGGTCGAACAGAGACCTCAGCCTCCAACTGTTCTGTCCGGAGTGGCGTCAGCGCTCAAGACAGCTGCAAAAGGAAGTGCCATTGCAGTTGGAGCCGCTGGCCTTGGCGCGCTGGCCCTCTCTGGACTTGGCCAGGCAGGGACAATTGCTGCAGCGGGCGCTAATCCACTTGGTGGCCCAAATGCAAACGATTACACGATTACCGAGGGTATCATGACGCCACTCGCTGGTCTTGCAGAAAAGGCTCTTGGACCTACAGGTGCAACAATTGTTACTGCAGCTGGGTCCGTGCTTGGGCCATGGGTCAATGCGGCTGCTCGTCAAAGGATGGGAATCTATACGTTAAATCAGGTGGCGACGTTTGCAACGGGCGACAAGCGTGCTGCTAATGCTGGCGGACTAGGTGCGATTTACCTAGCCGTACAGAATTTCTTTACGAATCGCCTGAAGTGGGACGCTGAAGCCAACCGCACAAGGACCGAACAGGAAGTCATTGATAAGGCAAAGGGCGAAGCACTAAATGGGCTACTTCCAGAAATTAAAGATGTAGTAAAGAAGAAGGAAATCAACGACATACGAAAGCGTCACGGTTTACCGACTCTGGTCGATACAACAACTCAGCAGACGCCACCGCCCGGTGCACCAGCAAATCCTATTCCTCAACCTGAGGGTCCAAGCGTGCCGATGCCTACGTCTGAAGGAATTGCACCATTCAAGGCAGCCCTTAATTTCGCTAAGGATTTTATGAGTCACCGGGTTTCTGAGTCAGCCCCTGAACCAGAGCCTACGTCGACAGGTGCTACGCAGAGACCAATGCCCAACCCACGTCCCATGCCTCCGCCGACGGGTGGAAGTGGTATGAGGTACGAACGCGGCGACTTTACTGATGCTGAGCGTTTGGCCCAGAAACGCATTAAGATGAGCGCAGAAGAGCTTGCCGACGAGCTGCAAAGCGATGAGGAAGCTATGGATGGAGAAGGCGGGGTTCAGGACAGCACGATTGATGTCCTTTCTTCGATGAAGGGAGGCATGCTTTCTCACCGTATTCCTGAAGGGGCCGGTGGTGTTTTGCCCGATCTTACTCAATCAAATGCTGACCTTCCCCCACAGGCCATTGATGTGATGGCTAACGTGTACGTGAACTTTGTATACCAGGCACTTGATTACGAGACTATGGGGCAACCGTACGATCCTGTTCAACTTGCAAACTCCGAGTGGAATAACTGGGTCAACGAACAGGTCTCGTCGTCTAACCCTGATCGCTTGGTGGTTGGTGTTAAAGACGCCGCTCATCCTAACGTTCCGCCGAAGAATGTTCTTAATGTACCCGAGACTCTGGATTTCCCGGTTGAAGGTTCTCTAGAAGGGGGCATGCAAATTTGGGAGCGAAATAAGTTGGCCTTTCAAGCATATCAAGCTAGAAAGGTAGCGGAAGAAGCTATACAAGCTGCAAAAAGAGCTGAAGAAGCATCTATGGCAGCTGCTATACAAGCTGCAAAAAGTAATGAAGAAGCATCTTTGGCAGGTACTAGAAACACTGTTCCCAGAACAGCCGAAGAAAAAGCTTTAGCAGCATCTATAGCAGCTGCTATAGCGGCTAACCCTCCTAGTGCTTTTCCTAACCCTGTTAGTGCTTTTGGGTTAGGATTTCGTGGAGGTCAGCCCCTTGAAGGCATTCACCCCTTGGAAGGTGGTGCACTCTATCGTGGACCTCTTGAAGGTGGTACCCTTCATGGCGGCGGTCAAATCTTTGCAGCGGACACAGAAGTTGGTAAGAAGTATACATTTACGCATAGGCCTTCGCCATATCATCGAAATTGGACCGAAACCTTTGTCGCAGAGGTGGAATCAAAGGCTCTTATTCCGGGTGGTACGGGGATCCGGTTACAGGTATCCGAAGAATCTGGAAGGGGCCGATCGATTGATGATGAAGACTGGTTTATAAAGGACGATGTCAGGCAACACGAAAAACATGCAGCTGAAGCTCTTGGTCGTCTTCACACTGGTATTCCTGCATCAGCAATTGGAAATATCGCCGAGTTTCTTGGGCATAAGGATGCCATCGGTGAGCTTGTGCGATCTGAAGCTGCTGATAAGGGACGTCCAGGAGATATTCCTTCAGTTCTTCGCCCTCGTAAAGAGACGGGCGTTGCCCCTGAAACTCACAAACGTTCACTGGAAGAGGCCGCAGAGCCTTCTTCGAAGCGACAGAAGCAAGGCGGGGAGAAACCTAAGCGAAAGGTGTCCGAGTGGAGCCAGCTTGTAGCCGCCGTGTACAAGGAGCTTAAGGAAAAGGATCCCAACGTTACGATTGCGATGGCTGCAAAGGAGGCTTCGAGTAGGCGTAAAGCTAAGAGTGCAACGTAAATTTACTCTACCTTCACATCCTCCACAACAGTCTTCTCGGCCTCAGGCACCTCCTCCTTCTTCTCCTTACCTCCCTTCTTCCCTGCGTGGCCAAACTTACCCTTCACCGGCTCGTACCCAGCATCAATTAGAAAGTGGATGGACTTAAGACCAGCCGCCTGCTTCTTTCGAGAGACAATACGGCCGTGCTTGTTCTTCACCAAATCAGCCTTCTTCAGACCACCCGACGTGTGAGTTGCATTACCATGGAAGACCTGTGCTTTACTTCCGATAATCTTGACCGATGAACGCTTAGGCATCCTGCTATTCCTACAATTCAATGGCTTCTGCAGACGAAGGAGGTGGAATGGATGGGTTTAATTTTAAGACAGTGGCTGACTATGAGCTCGGTGAAGATGACATACGTAAATTATTGGGAAATGTCAGGATTATGACGTACCCAGATCTGGAGAAGGAAACGCTTCAAACCCTTTTCCCAACGGATGGGATCGTTGTCATTCTCTTCCTTACAGAATCGAAAGTGAAAGGTCACTGGACGTGTCTTATTAAGAAGGGCGACGTGATCGAATACTTTGATTCGTATGGGATTAAGCCAGATGGTGAACGAGCCTGGCTTGATAAACGCGAACGAATTGCGCTGGGTGAAGTCAGGCCGCTTATTAACGAACTCATCCAATCTCACAAAGGGCCTGTCTACTACAATGAGAAAAAGTTGCAAAAGGGTTCAGTAGCTACATGTGGTCGTCACGTCGTCGTACGTGGTTGGAATCTGGACCTACCCATCTCTACTTACTCTAAACAACTACAAGAACAAGGTAATCCAGACCTTGTAGTATGCGAGCAAACCTTTAAAAGGATTGGAAAGTAGAATGTCGTATTTAAACCCCGCGAAACGCCAACGTGCACTTGGCACTGGTGGCGATGTGTATTCACAACAGATTTCCGCTGACGTTGTGCCGGGTCCTGAACCACGATATTATACAACGTATCTTAAAGGCACTCAAGGCGAGGATCAAGGCGCCCATGGCGAGATTGCTCTCTTCCAAGAGATGCGAACTACAAACCTTGTGCCTCGTACAAGTGCATACCAGGTCGCCGTTGAGAAGGCTTGCGTTGATACCAAGGCCCTGCCCTCCTTTATCGCCCAAGTCGATCAGGGTACCTCAAATCCGTCAGGAGACATCAACCAGCTCCAGTCTCAGGTTGGCTTTGAGATGAATTGGTCAGGGTCTTTGTTTCCTTCAACGCTGAACGGGTCAACAATTGCTGTTGATACCTCTACCCTAAGTTCGACAACCCCATCACTGTATAGTTTCTTGAGCACAGGTGGTTCAAGCCTTCCAATTAAATATTCTCGCTCCTCCTATGGAGTTGGGCTAAGTCCCTTTGACTTAAAGAAGACACCTCCAGCCGTTGAAGGTACTCTTCAAGCCTACATTGAGAACAATCCAAACAGTCCTTACTGGCAGGGCCAGTATAACTTTAACTTGGATATTCAGATCTTCTTGCTTTCCTTTAACCGGGCACTGGTTCGAGCCTTTGGAATGTGGGAACCGACGGCTCCAAATTATGGATGGACTCTAACTCCAGCAGCAACACAAGATGGAATCACCTACGATCAGGGTCTATGGGGCTTTCTTTGCACGTACAGTGGCCCTAAGGTAACTCTCGACCTAAGTCAGGTACTGATAAGTAATGCATCAAATGCTGCAGGTCCTGATCCTGGTTACGGGGATCTCTACGACATGATTCAGGACTTCTATCCAAACTTCATTACAGAATACACAGGTGGGCTTAATGCCATTTTTATTCCGTGTAGTGCTAAGCAAAGCCTCTTCCTTACCAACTATAATAAAGAACATGCCCAACCTCTTCCAGCATTTAGGGCAACACTCTATGCTGCAAATCCCACCTATGGATCTGTTCCTGTTGTGAGCGTGGCAGGAGGAACAACAACACAAACTCTCCCTTCAAGCACGCAAATTGCTGTTCCAACCCCATCAAATGTTGTGAATGCTGACAATATGGCGACCCTTGCGTTTACGATAACGACTTTACCCACTGGAGATGCAGCAAGTGGTACCGTTCCATCGTTTGATTTCTACCAGGGCATTTCTGCAACCAAAGTCCAGTGCAGTGATACGTCAGTGACACTTCAAAACCAGGTTATGGGTCCAATCTATGTGAACAGTCAACCCTCTCGAAGTGATTATGTTACGTCTGCATATCTTCTTGGATTTGAGCCTGATACTGTCTTTAACCTCGTGCAAACGTCTCAAACAGTATTCGCAAATCGGCCGCTTGCGCCTGCATTTAGTACCCGCATCGATCTTTCAGCATACCAGCCACTTATTTGGAAGCCGTCGGATGCCTACACTGATTCAGCAAAACCCCAACCTGGAAGTGCGTATTACTATGGGTATGGTACGTCGTACTACCTTGATAACGTAGTCAATCCAGGCCTTGCAAACTGCTTTCAAAATCAGTTTGATGACTATTTTACTGGCGATCTTCCTTCAACCATTATGGAAAAGCTTATTCTGTTTCCTAACATTAATGCGATCACTGATCTCAGTTTGAACGGGCAACTCTACTGCACCACCTACTTTAATTCAAGTTCTGCACCTATTCAAGCGCTACGAGACATCAAGGCATGGAAAGCAGGAGATACCTACGCACCAGGTACACCTGTCACATTTGTCAATTCAGACCCTTCATCGCCCATTAACAATCTTTACATTGCTAACGTAAAGACTGGGTCAATTGACTTTCAGCCTCCGATACCCTTTAAAAATTCGGACTTCTGGTTGTATTGCGGTCCATTTATCTACAGTACAGCTGTTGTTGGTGCAAAGTATATGGATGGAGAACTTGTTACGCACAAAGGGTACGCTTCACGTGTCACTGGTAGTAACAATGCGACAGGCGGCACGATTTCTATTTCAAACGGCTTTGTGTACCACACCTTCACAAGTGGTACTGTTACTTTCACCCCTCTTGTTCCAGCGATCAACGCGCAAGTTCTTGTTGTGGGTGGTGGAGGAGGTGGTGGCGCAAGCTACTATGGCGGTGGCGGTGGCGCTGGTGCTGTTGTTCAAAATAACCTTAGAATTACAGGCCCACTTACTGTCACTGTAGGAGCAGGTGGGGCAGGAACTGGTGCAAACGGCGCAGCAAGTAGCTGTGGCACCCTAGAAGCCTTAGGAGGCGGTGGCGGTGGTACTAATGGAGGCGCAGCCCAGACAGGTGCAAGTGGTGGCGGTGCTTCAGGATCTAATACCCCTCTTTCTGGTGCAGCAAGCAGTGGAGTAGGACTTGGATATGCAGGTGGTAATAATGTTGCTTATGGTACTAATGGTTATTATGTAGCTGGTGGTGGCGGTGGCTTTACCTCAGTCGGAGGGACGGGAACAACTACAACTGCTGGTGCTGGTGGCACAGGCATCATTACGAATCTCTTTGCTAAGTCATATTCAGTTGCAGGTGGTGGTGGAGGAGGGTGTCCAGGTGATAGGATAGGTGGAACTGGATCTAATGGAGGCGGAAAGGGTGGATCTACTGGAACAGGTGCAACAGGACCAACATCCGCCCTACCCAATTCTGGAAGTGGTGGTGGTGGGTCTGGTGGCGATCCCCAAGGGCCAGGTGGGACAGGCGGATCGGGTCTTGTTGTGATCGCCTATCCTCTTCTAAAGCAGGCCATTACCTTTACTGGTCTTTTTGGTACACCCATGACCCTTGTGCCGCGATCTGGTAAGGTCGAACAGGTTGCTACAGGAGGTGACTACTACGTTTCGAACGGATACGCCTTTCACGTCTTTACTGAACCAGGATCAGCAACGTTAGATCTTTTGCCAGGAACAACGTCGTTGACCTGTTCAGTTCTTACTGTTGGCGGTGGCGGCGGCGGTGGAGGTCAATCCGTTGGTGGAGGCGGAGGTGCTGCATCTGTAACGGTAGCTGCCAACGTTGTTACATCTGGAGGGACTGTAGTCGTTGGTGCTGGTGGGCAAGGCGGTTATGGCACACCCGCTGTTGTTGCCACTGGCGGTACAATTCAACAACACGGTGACTATACCTGGCATATATTTACCTCGGCTGACAGTGGTACTGACTTTGTTCTTTCGTCACCCGATAGCCTCGACGTCCAGTATTTGATGGTTGGAGGCGGTGGAGGGGGTGGAGGCAATACAAATGGTGCTGGTGGAGGCGGTGGCGGTGGTGCCGTAGACACTGGAAACATTACTCTTACTTCGGGAAGCTTCCCTGTCACAGTCGGAACTGGAGGCGCTGCTGGACAGGATGGCGGCGAAACCACATGGAACAGTATATCTGTGCGAGGTGGCGGGTATGGCGGAGTTTACACTGGCGCAGATGGCACCGATGGAAATGGTGGTGGGTGTGGCGGAGGCGGTGGTAGCTCAGCTAATGGAGGAGGTACTGGAGGCAGTGGAGGAGCCTGCGCCCAAAATGGTGGTGCTGGCCCAGGAATAGGCGGTGCTGGGTTTGGTGGAAGTGGAGGTGGTGGTGGAGGATGGGGGGGCGATGGGGCTACTGAAAATGAAATAGGTACTGGTGCCAATGGAGGTGCTCCTGTTGCCACTACACTCAATGGTGTCTCAACCCCGATTGCTCTTTCTGGTGGTGGTGGAGGTGGTGGTGAAACTGCAGGTGGCACTGGTGGTAACTACGTACTTAATGGTACCACGTATCAGCTTGGAGGAAACGGAGGGATTGGAACATCTTCTACCGCAGCTACAGATGGAACGCAAAATACGGGATCCGGTGGAGGTGGTGCTGGAAATTATAACAATTCACAGGGCGGGGCCGGAAGTGGTGGTACCCTTGTCATTATCTATCGCTCAAACCCAGAGGTCAGTGCACGCGGCACTCAGGGTGGATCGTCTTCCTTTCAGAGTGTAAGTGCCATTGGTGGAGGTGGTGGTGGTGGTGGTGCTGGTGCTACTTCAGTTGCTGATGGTGGCACTGGTGGTAACGGCGGTGGTGGTGGCGCCGGAGGTGATGCTGCAGGTGCTGGTGGGGCGTCAACAAGTTCCCCTACAAACAATAGTGGTGGTGCTGGTTATATTGGAGATGTAAGTACAGGAACTGTACGTGGTGGAGGTGGAGGAGGATTTGGTGGTGCTGGCAGTGATGGTATAACATCCGGTGCTGGTGGCACTGGGTACAATTTTACGTTTCCTGGCGGGCTTTCCTTTTCTGTAGCTGGTGGTGGTGGTGCTGGGTCTGGTGACGGGTTACCAGCTGGTGCCGGTGCTTCTGGTGGTGGTGATGGAGGTCTAAGTGGAATTGCTGGATACCCTGCTAACTACTATGAATTCAGTGGATGGGGAAGTGGTGGTGGCGGATGTGGTTCTGATCCACTCCTTGTCAACGATCTCTATGGCGGCGACGGCGCCCCTGGTCTTGTTGTGATTTCGTACCCACTTCAAGACTATGTTTTCTTTGGGCAGTATAACATGCTGAAACCTACCCCTGTTGTTGGTACAGCACCCCTTCGCATGACTATTAACGTAAAGCCAGGTGACCACGGAGATGTATTCGAAATCGAAGCCGATACCTATGGGTTTGGAACGTACGATTCAAAGTACCCTCGTGACCCTATTCTGGCTTACGCTCGTGATTCATGGGGTTGCTTGCAGTCTAACGCGACCTCCTTCATCACCAATCGAATTTATGATGAGTACTTACAATTTTCTTGTAATACAAGCTTTCGAGACATGTTCCGAGGCTTCTCAGCTACAGCTGAAAAGTATGTAAACCAACTCAGCGGTCAAACCTCGACCTATTGGCTTCATGACTTCATCCTAAGCCCTGCTGATTCCTTTAAACCAATAATGCCACCTTCATGGTACGATGCGCAGGTTATGAATGATGGTATCACGCAGGCCTCACTACGGTACTTACCTCCACGTATGGTGAGTAACGCGTCAGCGTCGACTACGTCCCCAGCATTCCTTCGTAACTCTGATGCACAGGTCTACTACTGGACCATTACCTCCTCTGAAACCTCGCGGTACTCTATGTGGGATCCAGTCCAAAGTCTTCTGATTGAGGGAAACACTGTCCCAGTCAGTGCTGATAATCTTCCCACATCTGGACCTGTTACAACACAAATCCAATCCCTTAGTGGGGATACAAGACTTATCTTGGCCGAGTTCTTTCCAAAAATGAATCCAGCTGAAGGAACGACATTGTACGAACCCCAGTTTCCTAGGCAGATTTACTTGGCAACTGGTACAGAACTCAAGTATTTCTCCTATAGGATTGGCTGGAGAAACAAGTTTACTGGTGAGGTTATCCCTCTTGTCTTGTCTAGTAATGGTTCGGCTATGGTCGTGTTTATGTTTACGCCCAAAAATTAAAGGATGGATGTTGAAACACTTTTAAACCTTTATCTTTATCTTTTATCCACCTTTACCTTTTCCTACTCCCTTTCCTTTCCCTACTCCCTTTCCTTTCCCTACTCCCTTTCCCTTTCCTTACTCTGAGTCTGACTCCTTGGACTTCTTGGACTTCTTCTTCCACGCCTCGCGAACCTCGTCGTCCTCCTCGTACTCCTCGCTCTCAGACTCGTGCTTGCGCTTGAGTTCAAGCTTGGGCTTAGGGGGCGCCTTGCCCGTCCCAAGGCCCAGCTTGTTGTGGATGCCACCAGGCGCGTAGGGGTCGGCAACCTTCATGGCAGGCACCTTTGATGAGGATGAGGAAGGGGCCTCCTTCTCTGAAGGCTTGTCATCATCAGACTCCTCAATGTCCTCTTGAGGCTCTTGAGGCGCAGACTGGGCTTGGGCGCCATTCTTGCGGTTCTGCCAAGCAATCTGAGCGGCCTTTGAACGGCGCTGGTGCTGCTGGTTCAGCCTCTCCTTGAACTGGTCAAACTCGCGCTGAAGCACTGCAAAGGCCTCATTGCGCCGAGTAAGCTCTTGCTCAAGCTTGCCCTTGGCCTTCTTGGCCTTGCGAACCTCCTCGGAAAGCTCGTTGTTGGCCTCCTCGGCCTGCTCCTTCTCGCGGCTTAGAGACTTCAGCTTCTTGCGCGCCTCAGGGTCGTCGCTTCCCTCCTTGAGCTCGTTAAGCGACGCCTCAATGCTCTTGAGGCGCTTGCTTTGAGCCTCCACTTGACTGTGGGTAGGCGTCTCCTTGTACATCTCCTCAGTAAAGTCCTTGAGCTCGCTGAGCTTTTGGCCCATCGTAGAGATGTTGAGCTCCATGTCACGAAGCGCGCTGCGTAGAGCCACGCCCTGGTCTTCGACCTTCTTGGAGAGCCACTGAAGGTTACTCTCTGTGCCAAGGGCTGTAGCGCACCCCTCAGCGCAATCAGTGGAAAGGATGTCGCCGTAGTGCTTTACAGTCTCCTTCACATCTTGAAGGTCGGCCTTCAGCGCCTTGTACTTGGACTTTGGGGTCCCTGGGCTTACGACCGCCACCTCGCCCTGTGGGCGTGGAGGCGAGTTGAACGGGCCACGAGCGCCCGGAGGCAGCTGGAAGCCCGCTGAAGGGTGCGTATCAGGAAGGCGTGAGCTAGACATTTTGTTGAGTAGGTACTTAGTACTTAGTTAGTCTGTAAATGGGACAGTGGGGCGATACAATGTAAAGGTAAGCAACTATGCTGTAATGTAAGGGACGAAACCGGGGGGCAGGCTTACGGTAGGCTGATGATAAGCAAGTGAGCAAGTGTCCGTGATCGACACCGCCCAGAGGGCTCATAAGGGGTACCGGCTTGCCAGGCCCACTTACACGCCCCCTTACAATGCTCCTAGTAAGGGTCCTCAGTCCTTACTATGTCGAGCTTATCATCAGCCTACCTCAGCCTGCACGAGAGGGTCGCACGGGGAAATTCTCGCGTCTTAACAAGTCGACTACGCTATGTAGCGCTATGATTTGCATCCAATCTGGTAAAAATATCTTTTTTTTTTTTTTTTTTTTGCGACTTCTAATGTAAGTACCTTACTAAACACTTCCGAGATAAGGTAAGTAAATAGACTTCTTACTTTGTAAGCTTACTATAGTCTTGTTTCAAATTGACTAAGGTAAATCTCATCCTCGGAAGTGGTCTTAAGAGAGAAACACAACAAGTCAATCCTTTGCTTGATCGACTCTCTCTTAAGACTACTTCCGAGGATGAGATTTACCCAAGTCATTTTTTTTGCTGGTCTGGGGCCGGCCGCCGACTGTCGGGTCATTCAAAAAGGAGCCCGAACCACCTTTCGTCAGCTGAGCGTCAGACAACTTTTTTTTTGCTCCTGTGCAATGCCTAAGACTCGTACGACGCGCTCAAGCACTCCACACGTCCACGCCGGGTGCCATCTGTGCACCGACTTTACTGGAATGTGTGATCTGCATCCCGATTGCAAGGAGTGCATCGCACTGGGCCTGAAGGACGCCTTTACTCTGGCCAACATGAAGGTCGAGGTGAAGAAGGCGGAGGACGTCGCCGACTACGAGCGCGGCAAGGCGCGCGACTTCCAGAACTTGGTCAAGCGCCAGGCAGCACTGCTCACTGAGAAAGAGACTGAGATCCAGAAGCTGCAGAACATGCAGAAGGGCTTTGAGCGGCAGTTGCGCAAGGGCGCCGTGATGCTCGACCGCGCTCGGGAGACGTACTCGGTGCAGTGCGCTGAGACGGCGCGCTGGAAGCAGCACGTGCTCGACCTCAAGATGCAAGTCTCGTCGCAGTCTCAGGAAATCGCGGCCATTATCCGCGACCAGCAAGTCCTTGACGCAACGCAGGCACAAATCATGGCGGACGCCGACCCAGCGCGCGACCTTCTCACATTCTTTCACTCGGCAGGAAACGAATTTGAGGCAAGTGTGTAGAGGAATCAAAAGTTGAAACTAAACTTTAAAAATGGAGCTCGCCGTCATTATTCGTCCGATGACGCAGCTGGCCATTGTAGAGCATGCCAGGTCTATCGAGCTTATGAAGCAGGCCGAGCTTCACCTCTACATTGAATGCATTCTACCTCAGATTACTAGACAGATGTTCGAGGAGGTCATGCGCAGTGTAACGAAGTCTGTGACCTTTGTACTGAACACGCCCAGTAAGGCTGCCTCAGAGGCGACTCTGTATTGGCGCCACCCAGTGATTGCCGGTGTTGGGCCTGGTTTCTTTCAGCTTAAGAGTGCTGACATAACCAGCGCACTGAACGGGAACATTGACACCACGGTTCAAGACAAAGTGCGCACGTATCTTCGTGAGCGTGGCTGGAAGTGCTGGTGGACGATTGATTCGTTTTGCTTTCAGGACACTCAGGACTTTGACATTGTTGAAAAGGGCATGAAGCTTTTTGCGTGTTACCGCAATGAGGGGGCGGTGGAGGCGCTTCTGACGGACTCGTAGTACCACGGCAGAGAGGTGGATTGTAGCGTTGAATGAAAGCTTCGGGTAAGACCGGGGATGATGTATTTGTAATCAGGATGTAGGAATTCGAACGCGTATGCAAGACACGCCTGAACACCCTTTGAATTTCCTTTCGATGCATAGTTCGAAGCAATGCAAAGAAGCTCTTTGGCATCTTTACTAATGGGTAAGTCTACTGTGGGCTTACGTTTGTGTGCCTTCAGGAACTTTGATGGTCTGTACAAGGGGAGCAATCTTTTGTGGAGAGGGGGTCGGCGATGTGGAGGTGGGAGAGGTTCCATCAATATCAATGCTTGCATCAAGCGTTCGGCCACAGCATCGACTTCGTATCCGATGATGGTTGATGACGTGGTATAGTTTGTAAAGTAAGCCAATCGCAAAAATAAACCCAGCACTAAGCCCACCACTTTGGAGGGTTTGAGTGTCCATTGTAATGCTTTCTGACACTGATGTACTAAAGTTGGTGAATGAGTCACCAACGCTTTCCGAAGGATCAAAGATAGCCTATGCAAAGCAGCTTCGTTCAGCTCAGAAAGCGTTAGATGGCTCTGCATTTCGCACCATCCTTCTTGACCCATCTTCTGTGGAGCATCTTGGAGTTCCCCTTGCCACGCGCGTCGCCTACACGAACGCACTTCATTCCCTTTTCAAGCGCGATCTCGAATACTCCGAGAAGCACAAAAGTCTCCTCGGCTTTGTCAAGCCAGAGATCCGTACTCAGTGGGGAGACTTGCTCAAGCGTCTTCACGTTGACCGCGAGGCGCTTGTCGACAAGAATGGCCGTTCAGCCCGTGAAGTGGAGAACTGGGTAACAAGTAAGGAATGGGAAGACATGGACCTTGACCTTGCTGAACAGGAGCGTGGTTCACCGGCTCAGCTCTTGGTTGCATTCATGACGCGAATCCCGCCTCCCCGTGGTGGAGACTTGGCTCAAGTCCGTATTGCTGATACTGATGACGCCGAAGGTGATTTTCTTGTGTACAAGGGCTCAAATCCTCATTTACTGATTCGAAACCACAAGAGTCGTCGTAAGTATGGCCCGATTCGAATTCCCATTCCTGATACTCTCGTACAAGACGTCTACGTTTCCCTTAAGGATCGGCCGCGAGAGTATCTCTTTACGAACTCACAAAACGAAATGTACCCTTCACGTGACGCATTCATGACGTGGAAAAGTAACACCCTGAAGCGTCTCTTTAAGAGGGACGTAACCAGTAATATGGCCCGACGTGAGTTTGCCACTGCTGAAGACATGAATGCCCCTCTTCATTCTCTGAAACGAAGTGCAGCGGCTATGGGGCACTCAGTTGAGACACACCATGCGTACCGTGTTGTTCCTGAAAGCGACTCTGACTCCGAATTGCGTGGTGGTCCTGAAAGAGACTCTAAGTCACGTGGTAAACCATTACGTGGATTACGTGGAGGAGCAGCTATTGAGGACATAGCGAACCTTACGGTAGGGAAGGAATACAGGTTCAAGTGGAAAGATATGGACTTGTATTCCAGGGAAGAACTCCAAGAGCGTCCTGGTATTGAGTCGGGATTTAATGAACCGGTCCCATTTGAATTTATTGGCCTTGTAACAGCACCCTTGCATATGGTTCATGGCATTGGTCCCATTGGTCCATGCATTACTGTACAAATCAGATCGATTAGTGAACCGCAAAAGATTGAAGGACTACATCTAGTTATTCAGCCGGGTAGGTTACCGCCGGTACATGCGTTACTAGAACTTCCTTTAGAACTTCCTGTACCAAGGGCTGATTATAAAGCGTTTACGACCGGGTTTGATCGTGACTATTTGATGGTTGGCCAGCTTGGGCGCGCTAAAGATAAGATTGAGGCAGCTAATATTGGAAAAATAGCTGAATTCATGGGCTATCCTGACGCGGAAAGGCAAATCTACTTACAAAATGCCAACGACCGTGGTCTTGAAGGTGACCCTGTTTCCATGCTTCGTAAACGTGAGGTTGTTCCAGAGATAGGCCAGAATCCACCTAACGAAGAGGATCAGGAGCCACCTAACGAAGAGGATCAGGAGTTTCCAGGGGATGAAGAAGAGGCTGAGCTACTAAGACAGCTTAAGGAGGTGCGTGAAAGAATACGGCAACGTGATGAAAAGAGGCAACGTGATGGTAAGGAACCTGATCCGAAGCAGCCACGCCTTGAAGGGGGTGGTTTTTTTTCCGATGTAAAGAAATACTTTGGCTTTTCTGGTGCTGAGACTAGTATTCAATCAGCGATAGACCCACGTGACTTACAAAAGATGTGTGAACAGGCCTATGCTTTGTTTTCTGGAAATTACCCTGTCAACGTTGGGAAGTGGGATTTGATCAAATTTACAAGAGAGGATTTGTTGTATAGGCATATGGATGTCTTTGTTGTAGCTGTTCGGGGTACACAAGGAGCGCCTAGTGGGGATGATTGGTCTGCAAATCGAACAATTCCCTTCAATGGCCTTTCCAAAACGCTACGCTGCGAAAGCGATCTTGCAATAGTGACCTCTTGGAAACGCGAGTTTCCGTTCGGTACGTGGTATGCGACCGGCCACTCGCTTGGTGGGGCTATTTGCGACGAGTTACTTCGTGCTGGTCTCGTGAGCGAGGCCTATACCTTTAACCCCGCTGTTCAGACAAAAGACTTTGACGGCAAGCTTAAGAATCGTCGAGTGTATGCTCGTGGTGATCCTCTCTACCAATTGTTTGGGCGATTTACAGCTGGTTCAATTCTTCAGCCGGCATCCTCACTTGCAAAGGAACTTCTTACTCGCGTCTCACCTACGTATTTTGCTACAAATGCACTTGATCAACACAACCTCTCAGCCTTTACTTCTAGTAACCTTCAAGGAGGCATGGAAGGAGGCATGGGATTTAAAGCTGTACTGGAACATGTCCCAACAAACGAACCTGGATCATGTGTAACACAGGCAGTACGTGGGTTGTCTTCATACTATCCTGAATTAGTAGCTATACCATCCCCACTTCCGAAGAAAAACATAGAAACATCAACACGAGCTGATGGCTCAACATATGTTTCTGGGGGATACTATAAATTAATTTATGATGCAATGGGAGGCCCGAAAACATGCTATCAAACACCTGATGTGGAAATTGCATGGCAAAAAATGAAAGTGTGTCAAACTTATCATTATGGTGGGATCCTTAGCGTATTGACAGATACATCAGCCGTTAGCAATTTCGGTCACGCGTTGATGTTTGTGTATGACCCTCTTGTGTTCATGATGGCTATTTATAACCCAAAAAAATGCTCTGATGCGGATTTGTTAAAAGGAAAGCCGGACATGCTTCATAAAGAACTCTACGATATTGTCCATTTCGACACCAATGCATTTACAGGTACTGGTGAAGAAAATTTTGCGAAACTAGTGAATTCATTTCCACACCAAGATCAACGATACACGTTTAGGCGACTTTTTGTGATCAAGAAACCGATTAGTGAGAGTGCAATGAAATGGAAGCCTCCAGAACGAGATGATCCACGTGGAATCATTCAAAAGCAAATCGATACATACAAAACCGTTCCATTTCAAGAAATGTATACTCGTCTAACAAGACCTAAACCTCCAGCAAAAGAAGACCTTCCCGAAACTTCAGAACAAGCTGCAAAAAGGGCTAAAGATGCCTAGAGTTGCAAAAGTCACAGAACCGTGGGCTCACTTTTGCGAGCGCGTAGAGGCAATTGAAATGGGGATTAATACTCATGTGTTGTATAACGAACTCATGAAGAGTCCTTCAAGTTCTCTTGCTCAGTATATCATTTACTTGCGCAGTGAACTGTGCGTTCATCGTGTCGTAGTCGCAAAACTTGAACGCGAGATGAGGCTACAAGAGAAAGAAAAGAGTGCAGAGGGGTCTCAACAGAAAAATGTCGGGCTCAACTAGTGTCACGCAAAAGTGGAAACACTTTGTTGCCCGAATGGATAATCTCGAGGACCATGCAGATGTAAAGATGCTTGTTAATGAACTTCGTTGTGCATCGCATGGTTCGCTTGTGTTCTACATTATGTCGCTTAAGACCGAGATTGAAGTCCTCACTGTACTCCTAAAGGAGTTCGAAAAGTCAAGCAAAATTCCTGACGACATCGGAAATGCCCCGCACTAAGTCGACACCGAACCCACGAAAACGTACGGTGACTGAATTCGCTGAGGAGTCTATTGTAGAGGGTGGTCCTAGTAGTGCATTAGGTTTCAAAGCATTTCATATTCAAGTCTTTTCTACCCCCGAGCATCACTCTGTCTTTGAAAAGCAGGACCTTCGTGATCCAGATGAGTCTAGTGCTACCACTGATCCTAGGCCCTGGGAGTCTTCTGCCGCACCTGAGATCAAACAGAAAGCCATGGAAATCATGGGAGACTCGACGGATCCGAACCGTTTCTATACGTTCTTGTGCAAATCAGAAGAGGAGTGTACAAAGGACACCCAGTACCCACAACGTTCCGTTGGATGGCATAATGCTCGCTCTTTTTCCATTACTGGCAGTGACTTTGCTTCGGCTGTCTGCAGAAACCCCTACAAGAGTGGACGAAAGCTTCTGGCCGGTAAAGTTGCGCCTTCTAAGGACACCTTAAGCTCAAAGTTTGCTCAATGGGGTGTTGACCATGAGGTTCACGCCGAAGAGGCTTTCGTTTCTGTATTGGAGCGAACCTGTCTTTCACCGTTCAACATTCAACACCCTAACATGTTTAAGCACGTTGATGCGCAATGGATTGCTGTTTCTCCTGATGGAGTCTTGACGCACCACGACGAGGACGGTGAGGTCGTTGTTGACTTAATCGAGTATAAGGCGCCTGCCTTCTATCGTGACGCCCCTTACTTTCCGTATCGAAAGTACGAGAAGGTCGGTAACGTGCCGCCTCACTATTACGACCAAATTCAAGGCACCCTATGGTTAATGCGCAACTTTGATGTATTCACGGGTGGACGCACAGTGCGAGGTTGTTACTTTGTGGTGTGGCAGCCCCACGCGCTTTCGGTCATTTACGTGCCTTACAAGGAAACGTACGCAAACGAGCTTGCGGCAAACCTTCGAAAGTTCTACTTTGACAAGTTCCTTCCAAAGTGTATTGAGGAGTTGAAGACTTAACGCTCAACTAAAGGATCAACCTTGTCATTTGGCTGAAATCCTTTAACGCCAAGTCGCGTTTGCTGGTGCATGACCGGCACAGGCTGCCCGTGAGGTGATGGATTGGAATGCTCCCTTCCAAGCATATGCCCCAATTCGTGGGAAATAACGTACTGGCGATACCCGTTTAAGTCCAGTTTGGTTCTCTCTACCCCATTAAGATAATTTTCCGCGTTAATTTCAACGTAGCGATGACCGGGATGGGATAAGGAAAGACCGAAAAGATCAGGCCGGTCAGGAACTAAACAGAACAGAACATCGGGTTTCGTAGAGGTCATGTAAAAGTCGTACCCCTTTGTGCACCACCCTGCAGGATCGTGTACATAGTGATCGACTTCGTTTTGAAACTTTCCCTCGGGATAGTCAACCTCTGGAAGTACACAGGCCCAGAATGTAATCCGTTGTTTGGTTTGCAACGTCTTTCCAGGGTGGTGGCGCGTTGCTTCCTCATAAGAAGACATTCGAAATGGTCGAAATGGATGTTGAAACCTTGCTTGATAGTGTGACGAATGGCACACAGGCAACAGACGTTTTAAGCAATGCTGTAACAACTCCTTCACTTGCACATTTGAAAGCAGCATCAATTGTTATTTTTTTTATGTTGTGTAGGGATTTTGGTAAATTCGTCATACCACGCATCGTAGAGAGGCTCCTCGTTCAGCCTCTGGAGAAAAAGGCGGATTAGCCAGGGGTACAAGAGGAAGACTCCGTACAACGTACAGTTTAGACCCTGTCTTCTACTAGGTAAGAAATGGTAAGTGAGCGAATTGTAGGCGTTGACTTTGCTGATACAATCGTTGGATGCCCGCCCTTTTACGGTGTTGAACGTGACGATAATCGGATTGAAAATGGTGACCTTCCGCCGCCCGCCGCCGAGCTCTATGCAATGAACGTGCCTTCGATCCCAGACCGCGATTTTCTGATCCGATACCCTCAGGGAATGTGGAGCGGTAAATCAGTTGCATCGGATACGGATTTTCGCCACATTCCTGGTTGGGGATCGAATATTAGCTTTGTAAAGGCACAGGATGAGAAGGCCATGGCCAATCTTGGCCAGCAGTTTCAAATTGCAGCAGCTCATATTCCTAACATCAAGGAAGCCGAACGCGAGCTTGAAGGCCAGATTGTGTACGAACCCTACACAATGTATGGTCGCAGGGATCAGGGCCGTGAGAAGCGCCGCCTTTACGACCTACCCCAGCGTCAGGCTGAGCTTTTGAGCAGTGGCGTGCCAAGTGACGCGCTTAGTTATATGACGAGCCGCGTAAATGCTCTTAAGCAACGAGAAGAGCGCACAAAGCAACAGGAGGAAACGATCAAGAGCTTTAAAGAGCGCAAGAGTGTTATGGTTGGGTCAAATCGTCTTGCATGGCAGACGCCTATCTTTCCTGGCCACCCGCTCTTTACAAAGGGCATGCGCCAGAGGAAGCAGGTTGCTAAGGCGGAGTACCTTAACTTGGGACCCCGTGATGAGGAAAAGATTAAGGCCGCCGTTGCGACTGGATCATACGAGCAGCCTGGATCTCACTTTGTTCGATAATGTTAGTACAAGATAAGAATTTTCCTTATTAACCCATTCTAATCCACTCGCTCCGCCATTTGCAGGTTTCTGCCCGCATTCGCCTGGGTGGCCGTCGAAGGAAGTCCCATTCCCTTAAGCGAAGGGGTGGTAATTGGTTTGACGATCTCAAGCGTGGCGCCGAGCAGACCTTTCGCGGCGATTTCCGTGCTATTGGTAACGAGATCATGAATCCGGACAGCATTCTTCGTAAGGACATTATCAGCCACCTTGGTGGTGGGCGCAAGGGCCGTAAGGGTCGCAAGGGCCATCGCAAGGGTCGCAAGGCACACAAGCGCCGTTAAAGTAGGAAGTTTATTTCGTTTCACTTACAGGCCGCTGCCACTCATGTGATGGCGCTTACGGCCACCCTCCATGCTTCCCATCCCATGCGAGCGGCCATGCATGTAGGGCCCCATAGCACTCAGTGAGTGGCCACGAGCACCACCAACCAGGCGGCGGAGCTGGGACGTTGTCACACCAGTGGCAACACTTGCAGACTCAACATCAGCCATGTTGAGGATAGTCTTGCGCACGGCGCTCTGGCCACGCACAGTCTCGAAATAGCCCGAGTTGACGGCAATGATCGTCAGCTGATACGACCCATACGCGTCAAAAAAGTGCTGCGAGTTATCAAGCGTCATGTTGAGCTGGATAGAGAAGTTACCCAGCGTGCCAGGCGCAAGGCCGGGGCTGAGTGAGACATCCTGGCCCATGCGGAGCATGAGCGGGCCACCCGTAAGCTGTGTCGTGGCACGCGGCACAAACTTGTTCTGGCCCGCAACATTGTACGACCCAGAAGCCGCCGGCCACAGCTGGTCAGTGCCCGTCGAAAGCTGGTACGGAACCTTTGAGCCACCAAGATTCCACGAACCCGAGGAAACTGGTACAATCGTACTGATTGCGCCATTGGGACTTGATCCTGTAAGAAGTGAAGTAACGCCATAGGCGTTACTTGCGGTATTTGTGGCGGTAAATGCAGCCGCGTTAGTTGTGATAATATAGGTTGTACTTGTGCTATTCGCTGCAAGCAAAAATGTGCCATTGAAAGCAAGAGTGTTATTGCCTGCAGCAGATCCGCTAATCGTGCAACCCGAAATGGTAACATACTGACCTGCAGCCGCTCCAGTAATTGATGTGGGCTGAATTGGCACTACATTAAAAGTGAAAGTAAAAAGAGGCGTTGTTCCAGTCACAGAAACCAGTCCATTAATAGTGCCAGTAACCGCCGTAATGCCACTAGGAGTGCCATTTGCAACCGAGCCATTCGTAAGCTGCTGGCCACTGGCGTTTGCAAAACCACGCCATGTCTGGTAATCCATATCAAGACCAGCTGCAACACTGCACGTGTAAAGCTCGTACTGAGTCATGTTTGAACAAAGGTTGCTAAAGTTATCAAACGTAACAGCAACACGCTGCACAGGAACATAGGTCTCATTCTGAAGCTGGCAACGCGTCCTTGCCTTCACATAGACCATAATAAAATCAGGGATAGACGAAAGAGTAATGGTCTGGCTCTGGATATTATACTGCGTTGACTTGGGGTCCGAAATAACGTACGTATTCGTGTATCGTGGGAATTCCATATAGGGAACATTACTGATGAGAGGAAGGCTCACATCGGGGCCAGGCGTCAAAAACTGCACAACGCAACGAGGATTTAGGAATGCACCAGTCGTTGTAGGCGTGTTATTAGGTGCCACAAGCTGAACATTTGAGAATGCACCAATGCAGCCTGTCGTACGCACAACCGTTGCGCCAGAAGGGTAATCGCAGTTCGTTCGCACAACACTAAAAGGCGCAACATTCGTCGGCCAAGAGCCCTGCTGGATAGCCTGGCAGTTTGGCGACGGTGACTGAATGTTCATTGTGAACTGGATGTTAGTGCAGCCATAAAGACCAACATTGTTAAACTCAAGTGCATCCTGGTAGATAAAAGGACTCATAATGATAGGTTCTGCAACCTGGTACAAAAACGAAACCGTCATAGGGATATTCATAGGTGTGGGCATGATCTGCACACCGTTCGGTAGAATTTGGCCGAGAAGCTTAGAAATTGTGTTCACTGGCGTGAATGAGAGACCAGAGCCGCCCGAAGCAATGCGGTCACTAGTAACAAAGAAAGACTGATTAACCGCGCCAGAACTCGCACGAGACCTAAATGCAGTAGAGCCACCCGTAGCGAAAACAACCTGGCCATACTTGAACGTAATCTGCTGGACCAGACTGCTAGCAACTGTAAAATATATACAAGAAGCAACTGTGTAGTAACCATTCCACAGAGCCTGAGTACCAGTTAGACCAGTAATCGTAAACATAGATCCCTCAAGAAGAGTGCTCGGTGCCACCTGGCTATTAAACGGAACATTAAGCGTTGCAGTTCCAGTTCCAAGATCACCACTATCAGATACCCAAGTAAGTCCCGCATTGCAGTTACTCACTGAACCCTGGAGAAGACCGCCAGGCACGACAATGGGGCGACCATTGATATAATAGACAGCCGCATTCGTGTTAGGATCAAGATAAGCGCCGCAGTTATTAGGATCGTCCATAAGACGAGTTCCAGTGCCAGGGTTGTAAAACGTAATAGGCCAGGCGCCAGTCGGGATCTCACCCGTTGCAGGGCGCTGGAAGTTAAGCGTGCTCATGTTGCCGTTACTCGAACGCGCATCATCTGACGTCCATGCATACTGATCAAACTTTGACGGAGTCGTGCGGATTCGCTGCGTGTCGCGAGTATTCGTGAGCAGGATCTGCTCCTGCAGCGTGTCGCCGTTCGTGGTGACACTGCAGTCGTTGATCGAGCAGGTCATGCTGTTACACAGCGACTGCAGAGGAAATGGGCAAAGGTTGAAGTTCGTACCAGGCTGAGCAATCTCATAGTAGTCTCCCTGCGCAGTTGGGAATGCAGGCACGACACCAGAAGAAGGAAACGAATTTGCAGGGATTGTACGACGGTACTGGTCAGACTCAGGACTGGCCTGCAGGAGAACATCAATTGACGCAGATCCGCCAAAGCAGGGCGGGCTCGCAAAGGTTGCCGCAGCAGGCGTATACGGAGTAGAGCTAGAGTATGCGCCATCACGAGGATCGCAGGGAAGAGTAGGCCATACTGCGGACTGCAGGAACACACCTGACTCCCATACAATCTTACGGTCGACAAAGACGTTCAGTGAAGGTACCAGGATCTGGTACGTGTGCTGGGAATTGCTTGCTGCGAGGGCGTTGAAGGGGGCAGTTGAGACGCTCAGGGCGCCCTTCTGAACACCATACACAGGCGGCGTCTGAATGAGACGCGCATCGTAAATAGCTCTGCGGAAAAGGATGGGTAGGTATAGTAAAGGTTAGTATACTAGTGTGTCTACTAAGGTTACGTGCCTAACAATTTGCTAGATACACAATCAGATTAAATATACTCACACCTTCTCGATTGAAGCCATTCTATAGTTTTGCTAAAGCAATTATTTAACTCAGATCTCATCCTCGGAAGTTGTGTAAGTATAGAGTCCGCGTTTGTCGCCGCCCGCCCCTCTTCTAAGCCCACTTCCGAGGATGAGCGTATGCCGGGCACCTATGGAATGCTCGGGAGTTTCGGATTTCGGCGAAAATTAAAAATCGGCGAAAATTAAAAATCGGCGAAAATTAAAAATCGGCGAAAAAATCGGCGAAATTTAAAAATCGGCGAAAATTAAAAATCGGCGAAATTTAAAAATCGGCGAAATTTAAAAATCGGCGAAAATTAAAAATTCGGCCCTAACCCTAACCCTAACCCTAACCTCCGGGGCGGGGGCGCGAATTTTTTTTTTCGCAAAGTTAGCCTTGAGGTTAGGGATAGGGTTAGAATTAGG